GGCGGGAACAACTGTATTCGGTAGCACCGAAGAGAAGCGCGCAGACAATGCTGTGGTTAATTTAAACGGTGGGGAGTACGTCACTATCCCGCACGATGTAAACACCCGGCCAGATGTAGATGCGGGACCAACAGGGCGTAAGGGTTGGACTCTTTCAGTTTGGGCTAAGATGCGAAACTTTGGAACAACTTCAAACCCTTCTATCTTTAGTTCTGGCACCGGTTCTTCCCGTTGGTACTTTCGAATCCGAGGTGACAGTGCTTCGACGATTCAATACAATTTTGGAATCGGTTCAGCAAACAGGGATGTGGATGAGGGGTACCATCGCTTAGCAGACACTGAATGGCATCATCACGTAATTGTTTTGGAGTCTGATGGTACCAGTTGGACGGTGGGCAAAATGTGGTTTGATGGTGCCAGGGTTCAGTCGAGCGGGTCTGACTTTGAAGAAGACATTAGCGCATTAGGCAGCAATGACTGTGCAACTACTACCGATATAACAATCGGCGGTGCTAGTGCTGGGAACGCAGACTGGGACGGAGCAATTGCTTATCCAAGAATTTATGCTCAAGCTTTAGTGGAAGATGAGATTAAACTTTTATACACAAGCGGCCTTCGTGTCGTAAGGGGGCTGTAATGTCTCAATGGTCTTGGACCTATATGTTAGTGCCTTTGGCTGACCTCGATAACGAGTTCCCAGCTGAAGTAACGCAATACGATTTTGATGTGACAGATGATGATGGCAACGTCTCAACTGTACATCCAACATTTGGCACACATAGCAGGCGATTTGGCTTAGGTGCTAAGTCAGACACACATCAAGTGTTTAAAATTAGCTGCCTTGGCCTAGAGGTCGGCGGCGACTTCGATAAGTTTCGAGCCCTTGGCTACGAGATGATGAATCAAGCACAAGCTGCTGCGTGGGTAGCCGCACTGCCGGACCCGGAAGAATAAAATGGAAGACGCACTGCTACAATCTGGCGGAACAGCAGGTCTTATCGCTGCAATCTGGGGCGTGGCGGCTGCGATCAAACAGCACAAAGAAAAAAATAACGGTGGTTCAACTTACACTCGAATAACTATTTTAGAAAACAAAGTGGGTGAACTCCAGGAAGAGATCACTCAGATTAATGACAAGCTAGTTAAAACGCATCGTGACCTTTGTGAGTTTCGAGAAGAGTTTAGAATCTTTCTAACCAGGCAGGAAACACGTGAAGAGATGCGACGGGAGATGTCGAAATGAAACCAGGAATTAAAACAAGTGAAATGATTATCACATTGGTTGGTATGATTGGCGGGTGCATTCTTGCATCTATTGAAGGCAACCAGTGGACACAGATTATCGGTGGTATCCTGGCAGCAGTATGTGGCTCAAGCTACACTATGGGTCGTTCGCTGGTTAAGGGCAAAGAAGCCATCGGCGCAGCTCAGGTAGAAGCAGCTAGGCATCTAGCAAAAAAGGAGTAGCCGGTGCTATTGCGGGAGGTTTGGCGAAAGCATCGGCGCTTCCGGAAAACACGGTTGATCTTTTACTCGGTGCTACTACTGGGCCTGATGGCACCAGGGGTGTTGCTGGCTTGGATCTTAAACTGGGGCACGATATATTCGCCTTCGCCAGTGGAGACTTCGCCAATTCCGGCGACTGGTCCGCTTCGGCAGGCGTAAAGATGAGGTGGTGAAATGGCAAAGAAACCTAAAAAACCAAAGAAACCTAAAAAGCCTAAGAGTTATTAGTGGGAAAAGTAGGTCAATACTTTAGCGCTGAAGAGTTTGCATGCAGATGCTGCGGTGAAACCAACCCTGCTCAGTCATTGGTTACGGTTCTTGATAGCGTTCGTAAAGTACTTGGACCACTTCGCATCAATTCATCTTACCGGTGTGAGAAACACAACAAGGCTGTGGGCGGAACTCCTAACAGTTGGCATCTCCCGCGTGACGGTGTGGTCTATGCAGCTGATGTAACTTATGTTGATACCACCAAAAGGCATGGCGCTTATATGCTGCGCCTTTATATCGAGCTAGAAAATGCAGCCAGAAGGCTAGGGCCTAACTATGGTATCGGACTGTATGAGAATTTCGTACACTTCGATACTCGGCCAACTAAACCAGCTAGGTGGTTTAAGTATAACTGGCCTCGATAAATGCCCCACCCCCTAAGTAGATTAACTTCATAGGGAAATGATAACCATCCACATTGTAACGGGGATGGGACAAAGTTACGAGCGTGCGCATAAAATGCGCGCGTACTGATTCAAGGTGCTCTGCCCTAGACGGTCAAAGGAGGAACCTGATCAGACAGGACAGAGCAGAAAAGCAATCACGAATGATCAATCCCGAAGGATTCTTACCATTGCGCGTCGTAACCGCTTCTCTTTTACCTTTTCCAAAATCTTAGTTGCCAACAGCGTTAGAACCCCAGCTGCGACAAATGCCATAAATACCCTCATTCTATACCCCTTGTTATGGCGGCCTTGCCCCAGTGTTGATTAAAGTTTTTGGGGGCTTTAACTACAGCGTTGAAGAACGTCGCCGGGACAAGACCGCTCAGATACTCGCAAGTTTTCGAAGTAGTTCCAAGTCTGAAACAACTTTTAATGTCCAACTTACCGGTAAAATTTTTGCTATATAAAACAGATCTGGCTCATCAGTTTCAAAGATCTTGGCTAGTTTAAAAACCATCAGCTCACTAGGTGGCTTCTCACCTGTTTCCATTCTATGAACCCAGGCAACGGTTACATCTAGCTCGCTTGCAAGTCTTCGTTTTGACCAGCCTTTTTCTTTTCTCTTTGATAAGAGCCATTCAGAAAACTTAATCTCCATCGGCTTCTCCGAATGCCAGCTTTAGAATCTCTATAAAGTCATCGAGCCTCATTGTTGCAGTCGGAGCCTCTCGGTCCCACTTGCACACAGCTACACACTTTTTGTCAGATCCATTACTGGCCTTAGCATCTTCAGCCTGCTCAAGAGCGGCTTTAATGTTAGGGCGTTTGCCAACCTTGCATTCAACCCACAGTTCGGGACAATCAACATCTGCTCGAGTATCGCCAGAAAAACACTGGCCTGAACTCCTGGTTGTATTCTTCCCGAATACTGGTTTAAGTAGATTAGCAACCGCCCTTTCAAATCGGGCTCCCTTGTCTCGGCTTAACTTGCTCATGTTCTCATGGATTCCTCATTCACTTGAACATATAGATCTCCACCTCCAGATTTGAATCCGTGTCGGATCCTAGTTGTGACACGTTTACCGTATCTTTTCTGAAAGTTATCAGGAGCTAGGTTCGTAGTGATTATGGTTTTACGGAAATTATTATACCGAGCATCCATGATCTCATCAAACCGAGAATTAAAAAACCCATTCTTATCAAGATACTCAACACCCAGATCATCAATAACCAGGACAGGAACTCTCATAATCTTTTCAAGATCTGACTTATAGCCAGCACTGTTAGAGTAGTTACTTATCCTGCTTACCTCATGAGCAGTGTACCACCGCTGGGCAGTGGAAGATCCTATGTTGCGAGCATCAGCAGTTACCCAAAGATAATGCGCTGCGGCAGTACTCTTACCTGTACCGGGGTGCCCAGCAAGAACTAGACACCAGGCATCCCGAGGCGCCGAAAGAAACCTTGTAACTGCTTCTGTTGCAGTTGTTAGCTTAGGTCCATCCGGCTGAAGAAACACGCTCACAATGCGTTCAGGGACGCCCTGTGCACGTATAGCGTTGGCTATGTCACCCTTGAGATTACCAGTACTGGCATCAGGTTCTCTGTATTCAAACCCTTCCTCACGAGCCATCTTAACGATCTCTCGTGCTCTTAGGGTGAACCTATCTTCATTCGCCAAAGCCTGTTGAGTCTCCGGTGAAATCTTCGCTGCCAGCACTGTACCCACGGCTTCCATTGCTACCCCTCTTCTTTGCATGGATAAATTTATCCAGGTTGTGGTCTTTACCAAAGATGTTGCTGATGGAATGCAAGCCCCTCTCACACCACCAGTCCGATAATTCTGGATCACAGTTGTTATTGATCGCAAGGATTAACTCTTGAACAGTATAACCATCAGTCAGTTTCTTATCGACTAGCTTCCATGACGCAGCGTTTCTTTTAACTTCTCTGGTCTTCGGGTGAACTTTTTTGTAGTGAGCAAGCACTTCTTTAATCTCACCGTCACGCTGTAACTGTATGAGATTAGGTACTTTTGTTTTGGGTGGATTGATCTTCTCTTCTTCCTCGATGGCCTTAAGGAACTCATCCGAAAGAGAACGTAATTGTTTGGCCAGCTTCTTAAGCCGGTTCTTATGAATTTCAATAAGCATGGTCTACCTGGAGGGAAAACGGTGAGCGGGTGAAAACCAACAGGAGACTAGGAAAGAGCCTCCAAAAACACCCGCCCACCAAGATTAATCAGAATGGTACATTGTCATCAGAATTGAAAGCACTTTTTTGACCTTCGTACTTAGCCGGTGCTGCTTTTTCAACGCTGGGGTCAGGCCCAAGTACAACGCTATCCTCGGTGCAGAAGTCTTGCATCCGAAGATACTTGCTGTCTCCACGGTAAATAACTGCAACTCCCTGCTTATCAAGGAAATCTTTTGGCTTGTGCTTTGATCCTGGATCTAACCCTAGAGACTTAAGGAATAATCCATAACGGATCCTTGCCCCTTTGGATTCTGTAAGCCAGACATAACCAAAAGAGTTAAACTCGTTATTGGTCGTAGGATCTGTCACGTTGGCTGTAAGATCTAGGTACGGCTTACCCCCACTGCTTTTCTTTACCTGTATATCGTTAATACGAAATCGATAAATTCCAGGCTGTGGTTTCCAGTGATTATTTTCAATCTTCTTGATCTCGTCACTGTCAAACATGATATCAATTACTTCATCTAAACTATTCATAGATTCGTTCTCCCATATGCTCTTTGTAAGCATCATAACTAAGTGTGATATTATCCGGCATTTCGTAGCCAGCTCTGCATCCAGCATCGCGAGCAGGACTACCCAGGAATTGGATAGTTCGCTCATTGCCAAGCTCTCTTGCCTTGCCTTCCTTGACTCGGAAAGCAGATTGGAGATGACCGATTTGATCAGACCAATCTCTAACTATACCCCATGCTTGCTTAGATAAGCTTGGAGCCCACTTCTTGAAATCCTCACCAAGAGCGTTAGCACCTGGAGCAAGCCCGTCATGAGCCAGTAAGACAATGTTCATGTCATGTGTCTTACGGATAACATCAAGAGCATAAAGAAGTTCAGCTATCATCTTACCGGCAATAGCTGGCCCCTTGTGATAAGACATAAACTTGCCATCATCATCATCAAAATGCTCAAGCTTAACTTTCTTTTGGGCCAAAGCTTCAGCCCTATCGAGCGTATCAATCACCACTGTCTTACGATCTTGAGGATCTTTAACAATAAAACGGAGGCAGTCCATAAGCTCATCCCAGCTCTGGCATGGGGTTTCTGGTATCTTGGCAACTGCTAGTCCGGCAGCCCCATCTTCTGTTTGAACAAAGACAGGGTTAGGCCACAAAGATGCAAACGTTGTCTTGCCAATTTTTGGTTGGCCGTAAAAGGTTGCTCTTGGTGGCGGGACTTTCATGATTGCCGGTGCTTCTACGATTCTTATGCGGTCAGTCATATAAACTCCTAAAATGGTAATTCTTCTGTTTTGGGTTTCTTATTTGGTTTTATTCTTTTTTGGAATCTTGCAGAATCCTCAAGGGTTGTGTAGCCAAGGCAGACATCCATGTAGGTGCATCCACCAAAGCTACTGCACGCGGT